TTTAAAAAAAATGGGATTTTTTGTTAGTATTTTATTAGTATTTTTTAGTATTTGGGATTTTTTTTTAATATTTTGTTGAAATTAAAACTCGTTTTTTTTTCGTTTTCAGTCATTATTATTCGTTTTTTAGTCATCAAAAGTCATCAAAACACGGATGACCGAAAATAACGAAAAAACGCCAAAAAAATTATGGTAAGGACTTTTTAACAATATTTTTTTTGCTTTTCACACCTTAATGGTGTAAATAACTTTTAAAAATGCATATTTTTTGAAAATTCGTAAAGGCAAAATTAAATCAATATATGGACAAAAAAAAATGTCCAAAACTCCAAAAATTTTGACTTTTAGAATTTCAAAAAATTTTCACTTTTTATTTTTAAAATATTTTATTACCATTTATCGTAACATATTCAAAATACCGTTTTTTTGGGTTCTTTAAGTTGAAATATAATATATATAATTTTTTAACTTAAAGAAATTTATATATTTTTTTATAAAAATTGATAAAATATAAAAATACCTCTTACAAAAATATACAAGATATTATTGATGTTTTATAAATTATTTCTACAAATTATGGAATACTTAGGACGACGACGAATTATAAATGATAGAGAAGATAATGAACCATATTTAGAGAGATACTATATTTTCCTTAAAAATAGAAAGAATTTTCCATTCAATATATTTATTCATAAATTTTTAAAATCAGATCCAGATGATTTACATGATCATCCATGGGAATTTAGAACAATAATTTTAGCCGGTGGATATTGGGAACATAGAGAAGAAGGTATTTATTGGAGAGGTCCTGGAAGTTATATTTATGCTCCAATTAATACATTTCATAGAGTAGAATTAGATAAAAATATTCCATATTGTTGGACATTATTTATTCCTAGTGTAAGTACTAGAGATTGGGGATTTAAAACTATTAATGGATGGATTCAACACGAAGAATATTTCAAATCTAAAAAAAAAATTAAATAAATTCTTCAGTAATTTCTTTATTATTATTTTTTATTTTAGAGCAATTTAAAATAAAATTATATATAAATAACATGCCAACATCAAAATCAAAATCAAGTCCAAGACAAAGACGAATATCAAGATCAAGATCAAGATCAAGTCCAAGACAAAGACGAATATCAAGATCAAGATCAAGATCATTAACTTCAAGTTCAAATTCAAGTCCAAGTTCAAGTCCAAGTTCAAGTCCAAGTTCAAGTCCAAGTTCAAGCTCAAGTTCAAATTCAAGTTCAACTAGACCTGCTTTAACTAGTCCAGCTTCAGCTAGACTTGCTTCAACTAGACCTACTTCAAATAGATCTGCTTCAACTAGACGCGGACAACAAACTTTAAAAATATCTTCACCAACAGCACGAAAAAGTAGTAGAAGGATAACTAAGAAAAATGATTTATTAACTCAACCAAATATACAAATAAAAAGAGATACAGCGCGCCGTAGGCCTCGTCTAGGAAATTATCCTAAGGTTAAATTAATAAGATCAAAATTAAATCCAATAAAACAATACATTAGAATTAGAAACACGGAAGGGATTGATGAACTATCTCATTTAGCGTCGATTATGCCACGGGCTGATTCGATACAAAATGAAATAAATTCTTATCTAAAAACAGATCCTGAACAATATAACGATATAGCACTATTTAAATTTATTCAATTTTTAACAACTAAATGGAAAGATGCACAACGCGATAACTATAAAGTAGATCGTGATTTTCCCATAAAAGAAAAAATTATAAAAGAGTATCTAGTAGATGAATCATATTCAGTTCCGTATGCAAGAACTATATTAGGTAATTATACAACACTATTAAGAAATGAAAATATAGAGCAATCAAGTAAGGAAAAAAATAATGTTGCGTCTAAAATAGGTATTGATTGTTTGACAAATTTTAGAGGTGATGAAGATAAATTTTGTTTTTGTTGTGGTAATCTAATAAAAACTAAAGGTAGTAATGATAGCCTTACTCCTATAGAAGTTCAATGTGATCATGTAATACCAGTAAACACTATGTTAGTAACAGTAACTACTGATACTGTACATAAAGATTTAGTATTTATACATAGTACATGTAACAATAAAAAAGGTGAAATGAATATATGGGATACATATAAAGAAATAGGTAGAAAAAAAGGTATTTTTGGAAATATGGTAGGTAGTAGAATAACTGATGAAGAAGAAAATAAAAATATTAAAAAGTGCCAAGACAAATTTATATCAATTATAACTTCAATGAAACTAAGACCAATAGTTGATATAAAAAGTAGACAATCTTCCATGGCCGCATTAAATAATATATTACAAAATAAATTCAAAGCATATTTTGACTTATATATGGATGCAGCTAAAGCTGCAAATATACTTATAAAAATTAATAAATTAAAAAAATAGAAGAATGAAAATAATTCCAGTTGAAAGGGTTAATGTCAAATTATAATAATTTATTATGTAAAAATATATAAATAATAAATTATTAAATAATTTATATGGGTATAAATCAAAGTGTAAATAAAATAAATTTTGAAGGAATGCAAAATATAATAAATAATAATACTACAAAAGGAAAATTCTTAATTATTAACACATTAGATTCAGAAAACCAATCATGTTTAATAAAAAATACATTAAGTCCAAATAAAGAAATAGAAGAAATAACTAATTATTTAAAAAAAAATAAAAATATAAATATAATAATTTATGGAGAGAATTGTAGTGATAACAAAGTAATAAATAAGTATAATCAGTTATATAAATTGGGTTTTATAAATTTATATGTCTATATAGGCGGTTTATTTGAATGGTTGTTATTACAAGATATTTATGGAGACGAAGAATTTCCAACAACTTCAAAAATAATAGATATTTTAAAATATAAAGGAAAAACAATAATTTAATAAAATATAAAATATAATATATAATGGATATAACTAATATCTTATTAGATTTAGAAATAATTAAACAAATAAAAGAAAATGATAAGTTAGGAATAGTTATAGTACCAGGATCAAAAAATTTATATGTTGATACATATTCTAAAATATCATCTTTTAAAAGATGGTATAATGGAAATAATAGAGAGAATACTATAAAATATATACAGGATTTGGTAGAAAGAATAGATAAAATAACTAATATTTTGAAAAATGGAAATTACTCAAATTTATGCAATACATTAAAAAAAGCTATAGATAATTCTATAGATGGATTAAATAATTTAAAGATGACATACATTCATGATTCATTAGCATATGCACAATTAGTTTTGGTTATTAATAAATTATCATCAATAGTTAATATTTTAGAAAATATGATAGTAAATAATGGAGACGAAGATGCGAATGATTTTATAAATAATGTAGCTAATTTAGAAAATATATAAAAAATATATATAAAACTTTTTTATTAAAAATATTAATGAATATAACATTATTATTTTTAATAAATTTTATAAGATTATTTTTTTTGGATGTGTTATTATGTAATTTAATTGGTAGAAAAGCTAGATGGTATCAATTACATTGTATAACAAATTTAATAATAACCATAGATTTATTACCAAGTTGTATTAATATTATTATAAATCCAAAAGAAGGATATATATTACATGTAAATGATTATAATAATAATTTGGTAATCGTTATGCATATATATCATATGTTAATAAATAAATTAAATAATACAGATAAATTTCATCATATTTTATTTGTTTTATTAGGAGTTTTACCAGGAGATTTATTTATATATTCAAATCAATTATATTTACATAAAATAGTTTGTTCAGGTATACCAGGCGTAATAGAATATGGTTTACTAACATTATATAAAAATGATAAACTATCAAAAATAAATCAAAAATATTTAAATACTTTGTTATATGTATTTTTTAGAATGCCGTTATGTGTAGTATTTAGTACAATGAATTATTACGCATATATAAATGGTTTAATAAATGATAATTTATTAATAACAATATACGTAAATTTTTTATTATATTTAAATGGTACAATATTTACATATTTAACTATGGATAGTTATTTTAAAATAAAATATTTGGAAAATTATTAATATATTATTAATAATATTAATGCTTTTAAAAAATTTATTATATTTAGTTATAATTATTTTAAATTATTCTAAAAATATAGATTGTTTTAGTTTAGAAATAAATAGACGAAATTTTATAAAACATTCGGTATGTAGTTGTTCAAATATATACTTAAATAGTAATATGTTAATAAACCAAACATTAGAATATGATGATGATCATCATAACGATAATGATGATAATGATGAAGATGATGATAAAAATAATATAAATTATTTAAATTCAAAAAATGGTATATATTTAACAGGTCCATTGACGAGTGAAACCTGCGTACAATTAACAAATGTATTAATTAATATAAAAAAGCAATTATTATTTAATAATAATGATTATAATAATATAAATTTATTTATTCAAAGTCCAGGGGGATTATTATTACCAACACTAGCTTTAGTAGATGAAATAAAAGATATGGATATACCAATACATACATATATAAGAGGATATGCTGCATCTGCAGCAACATTATTATCAGTTGTAGGTAAAAAAAGATACATGTATAAACATTCTATAATGATGATACACGGAATAAAATTAAATGGACAAGAATCAAATAATTATAATGATGTAATAGATTTAAGCGATAATGTAAATTTATTTATTAATACAATAAAAAATATTTATTTAGAAAATAGTAATATAAGTGAAGAAAAATTACAAGAATTTTTTTTAAGAGATAAATGGATATCGGCAAATGAAGCATTATCCTATGGATTAATTGATGAAATAATATAAAATAATTTATTTTTAATATATAAATAAATTGAATTAAAAAAAGAGATATAAAAATAATTAATATATGAAAATTAGATTAAATACTTTTTGGGAAATATATAATATGAATCAAATATTAATATACTATTCAAATGCTGAAAAATTGAGATTACAAAAAATGAGATTTAATAAAATAAAAAAATTAAATAAAGAAAATAAAGAAAATATTCGTAAAAATATATATGAATATAAATAATGGATTTTTAAATTTTACTAAAAATATTAATTTTTGTAATGAAATAAGAAGTCTAGTATATTTAAAAAAGAAACGAGATATATTAGAAGATACAATAAGTGAATCAAATGTTGATAATATAGATATAAGAGAAAATATTAATGAATTAAACAATATATATTATAAAATTAAAGAAATTAGATTATATTTGGCTCATGTATCAGTTGAATATAGAAAAAAAATGTATAATACAGATGATATATTTGAACCAAAATCAGTATTTTACGTTGAAGAAATTTGATTACCAATTAATAATTGTTTTATCATTTTGTTTTAAAATATCATTAATTTTAGAAAATGGATTAGAATTATAAAATGCTGGATAAGTTTTATATTGTCTAAATACAGATAGAGGGGAAGGGTGTGAAGAAATAATTAAATAATGTTTTTCAGTATTAATATTTTTTAATTTTTCATGAGCATATGCGCCCCAGGCAACAAATATAATCGGTTCATTAAGGTTATTTAATTCATCTATAATTGATGAAGTAAATTTATTCCATAATTTAATATGTGATCCTGGTTTTTTTTCTTCTACAGTTAATGCAGAATTTAATAGAAGAACACCTTGTTCAGCCCAAGAAGTTAATGTAAAATCTTGTAAATTAATATTTAAATCACCAGATAATTCGGCAGAAATATTTTTTAATGAAGGTGGTTGTTTATAATTAGAACCAAAACAAAGTCCGTTAGCTTGATTTTTTTTATGATAAGGATCTTGTCCTAAAATAACAACTTTAGTATCTTTAATATTAAAATATTGAAAACATTTAAAAATATCTTCCTCTTTAGGAAATATTTGAATATTTGTATCTGTTTCTTTTAATAAATTAATTTCTTTTAAAACATGAGAATAATTATGTTTATTTAATATTTCATACCATGAATTATTAATATCATACATATCAACTGATTATTTAAATGATTAAAACGATTAAAATAATATTTTAAATATATCAATTTTATTATAAATTATTTTATTTACATAATATATACATAATGAATACAATGACCGAGGACCAACTCCAATCCGAAACCATTGAAGCCGCTAACGAAACCGTAAAAACAGATCAACAGGGTGGTAATAAAAAAAGAAAGAAAAGAAAAAGTAAAAAAAAATCAAAAATAAGCCATCCAAAAAGAAAAACAAAAAAATTAAGAAAAAGAAAAAATAAAAAAATGCAAAGTGGTGGTAATCTAGTGCCCTTAGAACTAAATAATGATACAGACAGCATATTAGGAGGTACTAAAATAAAAAATAAAAGTAAAAAAAAAATAAGTAAATGGATACAGCATGTTTTAAGTTACGCAAAAGTACATAATTTACCATTTAAAACAGCATTAAAATCAGCAAAAAATAGTTATAAAAAATAAATTCGAATATAATTAATATATTAAAATGTTGAAAGAGTTAAATATAATTTACTAAGAATATAATTATATTTATTTATATAATAATTTGTTATAAATGTTTACAAATTAATTAAAATATTTTGTTATTATATGCATATGAAATATAATAACAAAAAATCCAGTAAAAAATATAACAAAAAATCCAGTAAAAAATATAACAAAAAATCCAGTAAAAAATATAACAAAAAATATACTAAAAAATTTAGTAAAAAAGGCGGAAGCAATATCCTCTATAGCATGACCCAGCGCATCCGAAGACGGTTCGTCAAAAGTAACAATGAACAGACGACTAGTTCAAACCACACAAAACGTGCCAACCTGCCCATCGCCTACAAGCAGTCGTCGCCAGTGACCGGCAATTTAATCAAGTTGGATAATCTCGTGAATATGGGCTTTACCAGGGAGAATAGCATTATAGCCCTCCGTCATAGCGATAATGATGTGAATAAGGCAAAGAATATACTCTCTAACCTGTCAATATTGAGGAATAAGGGCTTTACCGATGAGAGTGAGAATAGCATTATAGCCGCCCTCATTTATGGCGATAATGATGTGTATAAGGCAGAGAATATACTCTCTAACCTGTCAGAATTGACGGATCTGGTAAACCCCAACTTTACCAAAGATGAAGCGAATCACTTCCTGATACTCGTTGAACAAAAGATCGGCCGACTGATTGATGATAACGAGATACATAAGCCACGCAATAACGTGAAGAACTACCTCATTGGCGAGTACAATGAGAAAGACCACGTATCCATGTTTGGTAGCAACGACACCTTTCCGAATGACGGGGTAGGTTATTTCTTGGAGAACGTTCTTGATGGCGACATCCTTCCCACCGGGCCGCTCAGCGTGGGCTCGATAGGATTCTGCAATAGCGAGGGCGAAAACTTCCGCGACCATCGGAATGAAGCACTCGTACTGTTTCGCATGGCGTACAATAGATTAAGGAAAAATTCATTTAAGTAGTCGTAAAATAAAACCTTTATAATGGATTAGGATATGAATAATAAAGAATAAATATCAATAAAAGATAATACTATAAAAACAATCATAATATAGTATAAGTTTTTATCTATATAAATATATAATTTATATAGATATATATCTTATTATTAATTATATTTAATATAAAAAGTTAAAAATATAGAAGTTAAATAGTTTTAAATTTACGAGAAGAATTTTTATTTTTATCTTTATTTTTACTAATACTTAAAGTTTTAGCTTTATTTAACTTAGATGAAGGAGTATATTTTAAAAATTCTTTTAGTCGTTTATATAATTCATATTCTTGTATATATGAATCTTTAAGTTTTTTTAATTTAGTTTTCAAAGTATTATAATATTCTTTTTTACTATTTTGAATAGCTAAATTATCATCTAAGTCTTTTTCAAATTTAGTAAGTTCTATAAGTTGCATACCTAATTTAACATTTATTTCTCGAACAATTGTACTATATTTTAAAATACAATCATGTTTTTCATTTGAAGATAATTTATTACATTCATCATTTATTTTATTACTATTATATTTAGCATCAGATTTATAAGATTTAATTAATGCTTTAATAGTTTTGATTTTATTTCTTATAAATTGAATAGTCACACTTGATAAAGTATCAATATTATCTAATTTTTGTTTTAAAAATATATAATTTCTATATTCATCATCAATATTAGACATGAGAACAGGTACATTAATCATAATTGGTTGAGCAAATTGTGTAGGATCTTTTTCTCTATTTAAATAACTAATATAACCAGATAATTTGTTTGCTATATTTTTAACACCATTTTGACTTAATATATTATCAGATGTCATATATTGTTTTTTAAATTCATCATTATCTGTAGTAATTTTTTCAGATTCATTAGTCATAAAAAGATTAGTTAACTTAAATAATTCTAATGGACTATTAGTGAATGGTGTAGCGGTCATAATTAATAATTTACACGAATCAGTGCCGGATTTATTATAACTATTCATAATTAATTTTTCCATAACATTAGTGTCAGGTCTTTCAAGCGCCTTAAGATCACCACCATATAATTTATGTGCTTCATCTATAATAATTAATGTTTTTTTAAGAATATCATCTTGTCCATTTCTTAGTTTTAATTCATCATAAATTTTATTTTTTCCTGATAATAAATTACTAAATTGTTTATAGGATAAAGGTTCTAGCCATAATTTGCTTAACATTTTTTTTCTTTCTGTTAAATTTTCAGGTAATTTTTTACCATTTTCAACTTCGCGTAAAATAATAGAATGACATATTTGGTCAAAGATATTTTTCCAAACGTCACTTTTTAATGTAGTTCTGGTGACCCACAATATATTATAATCATATTTTTCAAATTCACTAGCAATAGAGACACCAGAACAGGTTTTACCAGTACCAACAGAATGCCATAATAATAAACCTTTATATGGTGATAATGGTGAAAAATATTTACTAATAAATTTTTGTGTAGGATTAAGATCTACCTTATTATAAGATTTTTTTTCATTTGAAGTATTTGAAATACATTTATTAACTATTTCAATTGGATCCCAAACAAAATTTTTGTTGTTATAATTAGATTTAATAAAATCTCTCATTTTAATAAAATTTAATTTACTAGATGGTACAGTATTATTAGAAGATATATTTTTACTATTACCAGAATAATTTAATATATCATAATTAGCATTTTCAATTGTAGGATTTTCTTCTGTATTTAAATCTAAATCATCTAGTTCTTCTTTAATTTTATCAATCTTTTTCTTTTTTTCAACAATTTCAGGAACATATGCATATCTTTGGGCCCATTCTAAATTAAGTTGTTTACAAAATATATATCCAATAAATGGATTTTTCATAAAGTTACAGAAATATTCTCTCTGTTTTTTTTTTGGTACAGGTTTTTTTGGATGTCCATATTTATAATAAACTTTTTTTAAGAAATCAAGACTTACAGGTACATCTGTAGAAGTTCTTTTACCACATTTACCTTTACAGTTAATAACATCTAATTTATAAAATTTTGAATTTTTATTAGTATTTGCATGTATATTTTTAGTTCCTCCCATTAAATATAAATCTTTTTCCATAAATTCATAATTAAGATCATCAACATTGTGTAAATTTTTAGTTAAAATATAATCTACTGATAGTGATGGAGCAATATTGAATAATTGAGTACTTAAATTATTCATAGCCCTATCAAAATTACTATATAACATAGTAGCATCATTGAATTTTTCAATATCTTTAAATATAAATACATCGTGATCTGATTCATTTTCTTTAGGATTATTAATATTATTAGTAATAAAATGTGATGCACTAATTGTATTTTGTGTAATTTCAGGTACAGTTAAATAATAATTATATACATATAAAGGCCAACCTATATTAGGTTGAAAATCAAGACCTTTTTGTCCACATGTTCTGGTTGCTCTACCAATAGTTTGTTTTAAATCAGCAATAGTCATAGAAGGTTCAAAAATATGAACATATTTAACATCAAATAAATCAATTCCCTCTTTAAAACCGCTATCAAAAACAATTAATCTTATTTTTTTACCATTAATATTATCTGGTCTACTATTAAATATAGTAAGTAATTCTTTTTTTATTTTGTCATTAAATGTAGATCCATATATACTATTAGAACATAATAACCCAAAATTATTTTGTTTAGAAATATCTATATATAATTTTAGTTTAGATTGATTAGGAATTTTTCTAGCTTTTATAACATTATTAAATCCATTTGCAATTAATGCAGATGATATTATTTTAGCACCATAACCACCCTCTTTTACATCTGAAAATATAAAATGTTTGAATTTTTTTCCATGATTTTTCATATCAATTTCATCTAATTTGTTAATGTTATTTAATAATTGAACAATTTTAGGTGATGTATTATTAATATTATTGTTAAAATGACTAGGATTAAATCCAGATTTATCAAATTTATCATTTAGATAAATTTTAGAAAAATTAGCAGTTTTACGCATATTAGTGAATATTTTCTCTCTAATTTTTTTTGTTATTTTAGAATTTTTATAATCTTTTTTATTTTTATCATTATAGCAATATATATTATTTTTATAGGCATCTAATATTATTTTAAAATCAGTTTGATTAAAACCACTACCTTTATCTGGATGATTTTTTAATATAAATTTTCTAGCTTCTTCTCTAGAATTAATTTTATATTTACACATTATTTTTTTATATGGATCCATATATATATATATATTATATATATAAAATTTTATACATAAAAAAAATTGATGTGTAAATTATATAAAAAATATAAAAATAAAAAATATAAAAATAAAAAATAAATAAAACTTTGTATAATTTATGATGGATAATTATGAATTAGATAAATTTAATCAAAAATATATTAAATTTAATAAAACAAAAAGATGTCAATGTAAAAATACTATAAATAATTTAGTATGCTTAAATAGAAAAAAAACATTATATTTATATAACAATAATCTATATTGTAAATTTCATTATTATTATTATAAAAATATTCATTATAAAATTTTAATAATACAAAAAATATTTAGAGGTTATAGACATAGATGTATTATAAATAAAATTTATAATAAATTGCCAGATGATATACAATATAAAATATTATATTTTATAAGACGAGAAACATATAGATTGCGATATTTAAAAAAAATTAGAAATATAGTTAAAAATAAAATTTTACATACAATAAGAGATATAACATTATTCAGATGTAATAATATAACATTAGGAGATTATATATTGATTAATAGTGATCAAATTATTTATATATGTAAACTTGTTAATAAATATAATATATTAATAGATTTAGATTTGAAATATCCAATGTATGATATAGTAAAAACTATTGAAAATATAGTAGGTGGTACAGAATATGCAAATAATATGTATTATTCGGCTGATGAAAATCTAATAAAAAAATTATATAATATATATATTGAATCATCATGGTTAATAAAAAAACCATTTAAAAGATGGTAAAATAATTATTTTAAAATATTTCTTAAATACTTTATATATTTATTCTTGTTAATTAATTCTTTTTCTCGCTTTTTTTTTCTTGATTTATTTAATCTAGGTCTTGATTTGGTTGATTTATGTCTTGATTTTCTTGATTTATGTCTTGATTTTCTTGATTGTCTAGATTTTAAATTATTGTTTTCCTCTTCTTTTAATCTATTTAATATAGCTAAAATAGAAGAATAAACACTACCTCTTGGTGTAAGTCGTATTGTTTCTTCTGATAAAATTTGATTCATATGTTGTAAATCATCGGGGGGAATTGGGTTTTTAAAATCATATTCACGAATTAATGTTTTTAGTATATCTTGTTTTTCATCGCTAGTTAATGGTATATTATGTTGTATTTTTTCAAATATTATATTATTAAACTGAGAATGTTTATTTGGTTCCATTATATATATTTAATATATTAAATATATAATTAAATTTCTATTTTAATAAAATTATATATATTATCAATAATTTTATCATAAAAATTGTTCTTGATAAACAAGCTAGTATTAGTTTTCTCATTACCATCAATAACAAGTACTTTACCTTGTTCAATTAAATCAACTGAATTTAACCAAATTTCATGAAAATAATGAGAGTTTTTTAAATAACTCAATGAAATATTTTCACCTAATCTATTTCTTTCAACGACTCTAGTAAAACATATATCAGGATTAGTTTTAATGTAAATATATTTAATATTTTGAATGCATTCAGAAAATTCATCGAACCATTTATTATATATTTGGTTTTCAATTTCATTAATATCACCAGAATTATATAACATTTTAGTAAAAATATTCTTATCGGTTAAAATAGATCTTTCAGTAATTATAATATCATAATTTTCTTTTATAGCATTCTTTAATAATTTTAATCTACTAATATAAGCCATCATTTGAAATGCAAAAGCATATTTATTATTATTTTCATAAAATTTTTCAATAATATTTTTATTATCATTATTATCAATTATAGATTCCCAAACATCAACAGGTTCATCTAAAAAACAAACTTTAATATTATTATGTTTATGTTCTAAAAAATTTGTAAAGTTTTTTTTTAAATATCTAACAATTGAAGATTTACCAGAACCAATATTACCATCAATACTTATAATGATAGGTTTCATATTGATATGATTATAATCCATATTTTATTAATTATATTATCAATTTTAAAATATATTTAAATTAATTTAAAGACAAATAATTAATATATAATAATAATTATTATTTTTTCTATGTGCTGATGCCCGAGTGGTCTAAGGGGTGCGACTCAAGTTCGCATGGTTTCAGCCGCGTGGGTTCGAATCCCACTCAGCACAATTAATACAAAATATAAATCATTATTATTATGATTTATATTTTGAAAAAAATATAAATTTTTTATATAATTTTAAATATAAAAAAAATTGATTATATAATTTAAAAATATAATTGTATTAATTATAAAATGGCTCAAGTAGTACAAGAAGTAGTTGCTTTAATTGATCGTTCTGGTTCTATGGCGGGAAAAGAAGCGGATTCAGTGGGAGGATTCAATTCAACATTAGATGTTCTAAGAGCTGAAATGGATGATAATACAACTATTAAAGTATCTATTAAACTATTTGATCATGAAGAAAAACTACTAATTCGATCACTAGATCTTTCTAAGGTTAACAATTTAAGAATTGATCAGTTTAAACCTAGAGGACAAACAGCATTATATGATGCTATGGGAAATACTCTACAATATTTTGTTGAAAAAAAACTAAAAAATACAAATAGTTATGATTCATGCATTATTTATGTAGTAACAGATGGATATGAAAATGCTAGTAAAAAATATACGGCAGATGTTCTAAAAGATATTATTAAAAATGCAGAAGAACATCATAATATTCGCGTAATTTATTTAGGTGCAAATCAAGATGCTATTCTAGAAGCTTCTAAATTTGGTATTAATGCGAATCAAGCAATGAATTATTCTGAATCAACAGATGAAACGAATGCAGCATATAGAGCAGCTGCTAGCGCGGCAGGGAGGTTTCGAAGCTGTGGAAAAGCAGGTTTTCTAGAAGTAGAGAGAATGGCATCACAAACACAAGCTGTTAATGATCAACATTCACTAAATCCGCATGGTAGTTTTAGTATGGGATCTGCTCCTCCTCAAGTAACTAGACAAAATAGTGTTCGTATTAAGCCAACTAAATATGCAAGAAATAATTAAAATAAATATTAAATAGAATTGTAGCTCAAATAGCTAGCAAAAGATAACCATAAAACTAAGGGAATTAATAAATATGATGATTTTTTTTTAAATTTATACAATATTAAATAAATAGAAAATCCGATTGTTAATAAAATATTAATAAATGCTAGAATTCTATTATTTGCATAAAACATAGACCATGTAGATAATAATATTGTTAATATAAAATAATAAACTGATAATTTCGGTCTAAGTACCCAAGAATATCCAATTAATAATAATAGTATTGGCCATACAACACCAAATACCCAGGATGGAGGTCTGAATGGTATATTTTTACCGCTATCTTTAGCTATAGGAAAAAATAAACCACTTAAATATACACTAATCATTGGTAATAATAAATAAATATAGTTCATTATATATATTATATAATTATATTTTTTTTTTATCATGTCATATTATAATATGATAAAAAATATAATATTATTAGCAATTATTTTTATTTTAGTTGATGCAGGATTTTTATATTTAATGAGAAATAATTTTAAAACTATGGTAAATAAAATACAAGGTTCTCCTTTAAAAATGAAAATATTACCTACTATAGCTTGTTATATTATTTTAGTTTCTTCATTATATTATTTTATAATAGATAAAAAAGCAAGATATATTGATGCATTTTTATTAGGTTTCTTTATTTATGGTGTATATGAAACAACAAATATGGCAATATTTAAAGATTGGGATTATAAAATAGGATTAATTGATTTAACTTGGGGGGGATTTTTATTTTTAATTACTACTTATTTATTTAATAATTTAGCAAAAAAAACAAATATAATAGTTCATCATTAAATAATAAATAATCTATAATGATTTTTTAACACTATAAGCTGATGCTAAAAATAAAAAAAGAGAGATTAAAAATATTTTTATATCAAATGATTTCAAATAATTTGCAACAATATAATAAGTTATTGCCCATGATGTTATCCAAATACTATCTCCAATTAAAGCATTAAAACCTGCTTTTTTTATATATTTTTTAAAATAATCTATCCAATATGTGGAATATTTTTTTGGCCAATTTTTAATTATTATAGAAAAAATAATATCACCCATTAATTGAATAAATAATAATAAAATTATAAAAATTTTAAAACTATATTTAATAATGTTGAGAGATACTAAATATTTAAATAAATTTAATGCAATTATTATACCACAAAATGCATAAGCGGCGTCTTGAATCAATACATTAAAAATATTTATATTTTCTCCTGAATACCAGTTGATTACTGTAGTATTTTTTTTATTTTTACTTATTTTAATAAAAAATAATGCTAATGGTATTTCAAAAATAACAAAAGCAGTAATCCAATTTAACAAATTAATATTATTTAATTCATATAATTTCATATATATATAATATTATTATATATTTTTAAAAAGTTCATTGTATGTTGGTGGTGAATCTGATTCTTCTTTTTCAATATTATTTTTATTTAAATTACTAAATATTTTATTATTATTATCATTACCCATATCACTTACGGCACTTATATCATTTATAATACTTATATCATTTATAATACTTATATTATTATTACTATAAATATGTTGTCTATCATTTCTTTTTTTTTTTAAATATAAAAATCCTAAAATAGAGCTTAATCCTAATAACATAAAAAAATATAAATGACTATCATAAATAATTATATTATTATTATTATTAGTAATATTAGTAATGTTCATATAAATTTATTATATTACAATATAAAACTAATTTTATTTAATTTTCAAATACACATATAACTGAATTTTCCTCAAAATGTGGAGTAAATATTCTATATTCAATTGAAATATGTGCTAAATGTAAATATATTTCCTTAATTTGATGATTTAAACAATTAAGACTATGATTTAAATCGTTTATAGTGGATTCATAATGACTATCAATATTATTTAATAATTCCAAAATATTATCTCTTATTTTTTTTTTATAAATTAATATTATAGTTTCCTGTCTTATATGATTTTCACACATTAATATTATTTCTTAATTATTTTTTATAAAAAATTAATATTCAATTTTATTTTTATATAACAACATAAATAATATAAAAATAATATAAAAATAATATAAAAATAATATAAAAATAATATCTTTATATATTTATAATGCAGATTTTTGTAAAAACATTAACTGGTAAAACTGTTACTTTAGAAGTTGAACCAAGTGACTCTATTGAAAATATTAAGGCTAAAATTCAAGATAAAGAAGGGATACCACCAGACCAACAGCGCCTTATCTTTGCTGGAAAACAACTTGAAGATGGAAGAACTCTATCTGATTATAATATTCAAAAAGAAAGTACACTTCATCTTGTTTTGCGACTAAGAGGTGGTATCTAATATAGATTCATTATAAAAAAAATATATTTTACGCGTTCGCAATAATACTTTATTAATACAAGAAAAACAAGAAAAACAAGAAGAAAAGGAAAAAAGCTAAAAAAAAGAAAAATAAGGTCAAATTAAGTGTAATAGTAGGGGCAAAGCATACATGTCACTGTAGAGATAATATGTATTTTATTATAAGTTATTCTATTATTATTTAATTTAATATACATATTAGATAAATCCATTGTTCCATTTGTGAAAATATAACACCATAATAAGTATATAAATAATGCGTTACATGAATCTTTATATTTAATATTATTTGGTGGATATATTAATACATAACAAAATGGATAAATATGGACAACAAAATTTAAAATATGAAAATTAATAAAACTCCTACTTTGTTTTTTTCTAAGTTTTTTAAATGCATTATAATCAAATATACGAGCAGAATGAAATCCAAAAAAAATCATCCATGAAAAACATGTATTTATAGCATATAGATCATTTCTATTATTATAATAAATATTATATATAAATAAAGATAAATTGTAGTGTGTAAAATAATTTAATTTATCAAATATCATTATTAATATAAAATAAATATTTTTATATTAAATATTTATAATATTTATAATATTTTAATATTTATAAATATTATATGAGAGAACAAGTAAAAAATAATAAAATTTTAAATATTTCAAAAGATGATAAATTATATAAAATTATAACAAGGCCTGCAAAGACTCTTAACTCATGGATTTATATAAATAAATTAGTTATAGATATGATAAGTGGTAAATGGGAAAAAGACAAAGAAAAAAGAAAAAAAGAAATAATGGCAGAACTAGATGAATTAGAAAAAAAAATAGATGCTTTACCAAAAAAAAAAGGAATAAATAAAAAATCTAAAAAACTAGCCAAAAGTTTATCAAAAAAAAAGAGAAAAAACAAAACAAATAAAAAAAAGATATAAAAGTCCAACTTATTTAATATTTTTTAACAAATTCTTTATATTCTTCTTTTAATCCCATATTATTTAGTTGATCCCATAAACCAATAACTTTCATTTCTACCTGCCTATTAATAAATAATGCTATATTTATTTCATCATTATTATTTTTAATTTCATCATTAAGTTTATTAGGATTATCATGAATATTACGGGATTTAGACCACCAAAAATCAAACATATTTTTAAATTCAATTAATATTCTTTCTTTACTACACATTTTTGGAGTATCAGTTATAGGAAACTTTTCTAAAAATTCAGAATGTAAATTATCAATTTCAGTCTGAATTTTTATTCCTAATAATGGAGATACATTATATAATTTCATATATTTTTTATATTGTAAATTATATATGAAATATTATCAATTTTTTTTATAACAAAAAAAAATTAAAGAAATAATGTTAAAATATACTATAATATATTTATATGCATTTACCAGAGTTATTAGGAGGAACTAGTGCTTTATTATTAACAGCAACAAATTTACCAGTTAAACCTTGGATAAGTAGAAAAATAGTTCATATGGGGGTAGGAACTTTATTATTAAATGCAGATGTATCAGATCCAAATGTAATTAATGGTATATATTGCAGTGGATCATTAGTATGTTCTTTTATAACTATTAATGGTATAAAACATATATCAGATGAAAGGAAATCAGATGGTATAATAAAAGATATAGGCATTTTTGGTTATGTAATTGCTTGTTGTTTATGTTTATATCTTATGGTACCATATAGTGAAATTTCACCATTATTTTATGCAGATCCAATGGGTGCTATTATAGGTAAAACTATAGAAAGTCCAAAAATATGGGAAAATAAAACATTAGCAGGTACAAGTGCTATATTTGGAACAAGTTTATTAACAATTGATGGTAATATTGAAGATAAAATTATAACATCTTCAATTATAACATTAATAGAATTATTTGGTAATAAAGTGGATAATTCTTTAATAGCACTGTTTTTAATAATGAAATATTTATATAGTTATTAATTATGCTTTCTTTTAGTTTTTCTTTTAGTTTTTCTTTTAGTTTTTCTTTTAGTTTTTCTTTTTTTACCTGAAGAAGAAAATTTTCTTTTTAACTTTCTTGTATAAACAATCTTATTTCTATCATTTTTGTTCTCCATATAAGATAATAATTGTGCTACAGTATTAATAGTATAACCATTGTTATTTTCTACCTCTATTTCATCTAGAGGCAATGAATCACCAGTTTGACACCGATAAAGAATATCTTTTATATCTGTATGTAACTTTGCTATTTTTGTATTTTCTTTATATGTTTCTTTTAAATTAGTTAATTCTTTTACTAAGTTTCTAGCTATTAAAAAATCTCTATTTTTTGTTGTTGTAAATGCATCTTTATATAGTTCTGTTAGTCTTATTATAGACTTATCTATAGATCTTTGTATAGTTTCTTGAGGAACATCGTTGTTTGATTCAAGAGAGTATACAAGTTTATCAATTTCTTCAAATTGATCATCTAATAATTTTATTTGTTGAAGTTTATTAGAATATTTATTCTGAAATTTATTGTACATTTTATCACTGTATTCTACACTATGAGGTGAAAATTTGATGGAACTACTCATTATATATAGGATTATATAAAATTATAACATTTTAATGAGCAATAATAATTATTATATTCTTTTTTATAAAAATTTTTATTAAAATTAAATTTTAATTTACACGTATGACATTCAATATTGACTTTATTTAAAATAATATCAATAACATCTCGTGTTAAAATATCTAATATAAACATACTAATATTATTATAATTAATAAAATAATATTAAGTAATAATAAGATATATTATATGGATTATATAATTCAATTAAATTATTATAATTATTTAAATTATAATGATTATATAAAATTATTGCTAACTACAAAAAAATATTATTTTAATATGGATTATAACAATGATTTAATATATAAATATTATTTATCAAAAAAATTTTCAGATAGATTTATAAAAATAGCCCTACCTATAATTTATTCATATTATGATTGTTTTCTAAGAATAGTAGATTTTGAGAAAACTTTATTAAAATATGGATATCCTTTATGGGATGAAAATGTATATTTTGCATATTGGAAAAATAGAAATTTATTAGAATTAAAAGGAAAATATATTTGGGATATAACAAATATAAATAAACGTATGAAATTATTATGAAAATTTTTCGTTAATTTTATTAATAAAAATTTTTAAATTATCATTAATTGAAATATTTTTATTACATAATAGTTTAAATGTATATCTATTATTTTCTGTTTTTTTATCATATACTAAACAATATTTAATTTCATTAGAATTTTTAATATTAATTTTTTTTAAAGAAATATATTTAGGTAAGATAATTTTTTCAGTATTATCGGTATTTTCGGTATTTTCAGTATTTTGAGTATTTTCAGTATTTTGAGTATTATCAGTATTTTGAGTATTTTCATTATTTTGAGTATTTTCAGTATTTTGAGTATTTTCAGTATTTTCAATATTTTTCAATATAATTTTAATTTGTTCTAATTTATCTAATATTTTAATTTTATTAGATTTGCTAGAAGTATAAATTTTATTATTTTTTACAGAAGGATGTTTTTCAATTTTGAAAAATTCTCTAAATAACATTTTATCTTTATTATAACATTCTTTATAGTAGACAACATATTTAGGTATAATAGAGTCATTTAATTCAGGCGGTAATTTAATAGCATTAGATTTTCTATTTCGTTTATAATTATCTTTAATTATTAATAAGTTATTTGATAGATCCATTATTAATATTTTATAATATTAATAATAGTTTTATTTACTTTAAACCAATTTCTCTATTTTTTAAATATTTATGAGTATTACCGTGTATTTTTAAAAATGTATTAATACAATTATTACATATTAAAAGATAGAGAAATTGGTGATTATCAATATCTTTTATAATAAATGTATTTTTAAATATACTAATATTTTGATTAAAATATTCATCATTAAGTGGTAAAAAAATAGTATCTTCTAAATTAGACATACAAATGAAACATTGATCCATTAAATATTTGTATTTAATAAATAATAATATTTAATAAATAATTAGTGCAACAGTAAATAATCCTTGTGTACCACAAATAAATTTTGATAAATTACTAATAGGATAAATATCGCCATAACCAAGTAAACATCCGGTTACAATTGCAAAATATAATCTATTAAAATAACGATTAACTATACTAGGTTCAACTTTATCAGAAATTAATTCTTCTTCATTTACTTCTTTTTCAGTTTTTTTAGCAGCATAATCAATAACCGCTTCATTTTTTATTTTATCAATATTATCAATATTATCAATATTATCAAAATTTTCTTTTAATTCTTGTTTAGCTTTATCTTTAATTACTTCTTCTTTAATCATTTCTTTAAATTTATTAACACCAGAAAAATGTGAATCATCAAGTAACATATAAATAAACGAAAATAAAAACATTAAAAATATTAAAATAGTAATTTTGTTAAATCTATATTTAATTAAATTATGAATATTATTTTGAATATTTTTCATAATATACATTATATATAATTATTAAATATTAAAATTTAACAGATTTTGTTAAATACAACCAAAAGAATATACCTATAAATGCTTTAGATAACAAATCTAAAATATTGTAACCAAATATTTTAGTAAGTGTATCAGTTTGATAGAAAACACCATAGAAAGCCCATAAAATAACAAATAAAACATAAACTATAATAGAATTAATAGTTCTTTTATTTTTCATATAAGTATTCCATATAGTACCAAACATAAATGTAAAAAATATAAAGCCAATAATATTAGCATTAGTTTTAGATAAAATTCCTAGTTCACCAATATATCCTGAACCTAACATTAAGAAATTTAATAATAATATAAATAAGAATTTCCAGAAATTAACAATATGTTTATTTTCTAAACCTAAAACGAGACACAATACTAACAACATGAGAGGCGTGCTAATAGCCCAATCAGTGTATCTATTATCATTAATTTCTTCTAATGGTAATTCATCATTGTTATTTTCTTTTTCGGCTTTATTAATTTTATCTACAAAAAGTCCATAGAAATAACCAGCAACAACAGATATACATGTTTCTAAATTCATAATATGTCTAATTTTGGGATTAGGATTTCTTAAAGATTCTATAAAACAGATAGTTCCAGTAGTTATTAAAAAAATATATGTAAAATAGAAAGAATTTTTTACTAAAGAGATCTTCATTATAAATTATAAAAATATTAAAATTTATAAATCATCATTATAAAATTTTTTAACTTTGGGATTAGCAGAAATTTTAGTGTAATCAAAAGAGGATAAATATAATCCATTTAAGCTTCTTACTCTAGATAAGGCAACATATGTTTGTCCATATTCAAATATTTTATTACCAATATCCATAATAGCAGAATCAAGTGATATTCCTTGTGATTTATGAATAGTGATTGCCCATGCATAAATTAAAGGTATTTGTGAGACTGATACATTTTTGTTTGTTTCAGAACTCCAATTATAATAATTAATTAAAATAGGTTCAATTATATTGTTAAATTTTACAAGAGGTAAATCATTAGTGAAACCAACAACTATACCTTGACTACCATTAGCAATTTGAATTGTATTATCAAATGATATATTAGCAATACACATAACATGTGTGCCTATTTTTAATTCCAAAATTTTATAACCCATTATATTATTTGCTAAAAATTCGTAATCATTTTTTAATGATTTATTACTTTCAATTAATAATTTATACATATCATTTTCTATACATAGATCAGTTTTTCTTGATCCTTTTAAATATTTAATATTATATAGTCTTTTTTCAAGATTATTACTTAATTTGTTATATTCTAATGTATTAATATTATCTGTATCTTTTTTATATGGTGATATAATAGTAATAACATTGTCTTGTTTAAATTTATTAATTTGCTCACTTGTAAATACACGTTTTTCTAAGATTTGCTTAGTAATTGGTGTAATTTTACCTCGTCTAACATATTTTAAAACTTTTAAAAATTCTTTTTCATCTTGTCTAAAAATAGATTTTAGAACAATTTGATTATTTATTGGAAATATTTCATACCATAATGGATGTTCGAAACAAAACATAGAAGCTTCTTTTTCAGAATCATTAGATTTAATAGGTGGTAATTGATAAAAATCACCAGAAAATATTAATTGTAGTCCACCAAATGGAATATTAGGTTTATTATAATATTTTCTACCGATTTTATCTAATATTAGTAAAATTTTTAAAGACATCATACTAACTTCATCAATAATCAAACATTTAAGAGAATACCAATTTTTTAATTTATATTTTTTATTAAAAAGATCATTTAATACATCATCAATATTTTTATTAGCCAATCCAATACCAGAGAATCTATGTAATGTATTAGCATTGCAATTTAATAAAATACTAGCGCATCCAGTTAATGCACAAACTTGAATTTTTTTATTTATTTCATTGCTATAATTTACAATAGTTTTAATCAAAAATGATTTACCAGAACCAGCAGGACCTGTTATAAAAATATTCTCTCCATTTTTATATTTTTCAAAAATAATATTTTGTTCTAAATTTAATGTATCTTCCATTATTAATAGTTATTATTTATGTAAAAATTAATCAATTTATTATAAATGTAAAAAACAATTTATATTTATATTAAAATTATAAATATAAATTTTAATTATCATACACTTAAGTGTACTATAAAATTTAAAATTATGGGCTAAATAAAGATAAATAGAAAGATCTTAGTTAGATTCTATTTATAATATTATAAAATATAAAAATTTCAAATAAAAAACGACATTGTCTCAAATTTATAAAAATTAATAAAAATAAATTAATTTATATTTATATAAAATTAATAAATATAAATTGTAATATTTGCTTTAAAAGTAATGCATTTATGTACTTAATTCGAGTACGCAAGACCACCCATACCACTCATGATACGTAGGACATTGTAGTTGACAGCGTATACACGGACTTTAGCGGTGTTGGTGCCAGTAACAGTGGCATTTGATAGAACTAACTGTAATGTAGCGTTGTCAATGCGCGAGAAATTGCATGTGCCAGATGGCTGGTGTTCTTCTGGACGTAGAGCGAACGAGTAAACATTGATACCAGTATCGGGCGCACGGGTGTGGTGCTGGAAGGGCTGTACTAAATCGAAGTATGTACCTTCACGTTCCGAGAAACGGTCCTGGCCATTTAGCTGTAATTTAGCAACTACAACTGGATTTTCACCCCAACAGTGCATATCTAAAGCGGTTTCAGCTAGAACGAATGTACCGGCATCCGAAACACCAGAGTCATTTACTAACTGGTTGACATTGCTGGCCGCTGCGGTAACTTCATTGGCGAAAGGATCTTCAAACTGACCAGATCCATTGATGAAGGAGCTATTATTAGCAGCGCCACCGAAGGCGTGTACAGCATTAGGTAGAGCATCAAGAGCATCAGTGTAATTGAAAGGCTGAGCACCTAGTAATGCGAATAGAGGTTCACCAGGTAGTAGCGAAGAGCAATAGTCAACATTAGCATCGGGCTGTACAACCCATACTAATTCTTTGCAAGGGTGATTTAAGTTAAGTTTAATTTTGTTAGACGATGAACCGACCGATTCGTCACCAGTGAACTGTAGCTGTTCAATTAAGTATTCGTGGGGGTTCTGTGCCATGCGACGACGTTCATCGGTATCTAAGAAGATGTAGTCAACGAATAGCGAGGCAGCAGCGAGAGACTGTTTGTATGCATCTGTTATTTTTTTTCCATTGGAGTCTAACCCATCAACAGCCCATAAGCATTCTTCGATGTTACGGATGTCAAGGTTAATTTTTACTTCATGGTACTGTAGAGCAATTAAAGGTAGCGCTAGGCCCGGATTGCGGCAGTACCAGAACTGAAGGGGAACGTATAATGTAGTTTCGGGTAGGGCATTGCGGGGGGCACATACTTGGCGGATGCTGTCAGAGGCACAGGGACCATCAACATTAGCGAAAGTTTTGTCGCAGATATATGTTAATTGGGTGGTATTACCAACCATTTTGTAGTAACCACGTTCCTGTTCTTTCGATAGGGTTAGCTGATTCCAGATGTGCATCCAGTCGCCATACTGACGGTCAATGCGCTGACCACCAATTTCAACTTCAACCTGTGAGATTAGCTGTTCGCCGGGGAAATCTAACCATCTGGCATAGACATTAGTAGTATCTAAAGATTGATCAATTTCGGGTAAAGTTACCTGTAAATAAGTGCGGTAAGCTAAATCACCATTGCGAGATATAGTGCAAGTTACACGGCGACCAAAATCAGCTTGACCATTGAAAGTTTGCTCAATTGATTCCATCGCGAAATTAGTGTGACGACGGTATGTAACTTTCCAGAAAGTGATTTGGGGATTACCAGTTAGATAAACGTCTTGGGCGCCATAGGCGACTAATTGCATAAGTCCTCCAGCCATTTTTTATAATATTG